CCTTGTGTTGGTGGTGGTCATATTGCCAATGCAGTAAATGAATTTTATAAGAACAAAAGAGATATTACGGGACTTGATTTAGTGGACAGAGGTTATCCAAATACAATAGTTGCAGATTTTCTTACATATAAGACGGATAAAAAATATGAAGGAATAATTACAAATCCACCTTACTCATTAGCAAAAGAGTTTGTTGAAAAGGGAATGGATTTGCTAACAGATGATGGTCAGATGGCAATGTTTCTTAAAATTCAATTTCTTGAGGGTGCAAAAAGAAAAGAATTGTTCGAGAAATATCCACCTAAGTACATTTATGTATTCAGGAATAGAATGGCAACTTGGAATAGTGGATTAGAAAAAGATCCTAAAACAGGGAAAAAGTGGGCAACTACAATGTGTCATGCGTGGTTTGTATGGGAAAAAGGTAGTACATCTGAACCAATTGTTAGATGGTTAGAAACAGATAATATGTAAAGAATGAAATTTTTCTTTCTTGGGAGGTGATTAATATATTTCGTATAGAGAAAACTGAAGTTGTAAATGGATGTGATTGTTGGGGAAGACCAGAATATGATGATGTATATGAAGTTTATTGTAATGATGAATTTGTATGTCGTATGTCAAGTGATCCAACAATATTAGTTGATAAGATAAATGATGTTTTAAATAGTTATAGGAGAATAATTATATAGGACAGCTAATTAATAAAACAGTATTATGAAAAATCGGAGGAAAAAGAATGAAAAGAGGAGATATTATTGAATTAATTGAGGATACAACATTTTATAAAAAAGGTAAGAAGGCTTATTTTATTGGTAGATCAAATTTTAATCCTAATAAAATTGAAATTGTTTGGGTTGGTGAAGAACAGGCTTATAAAGATGGCGATATAGACGAATTTCCAGCTAGATTGTTTAAGCAGGTTGAACATGGCGATAGGTGATGGAAGAAGAACATATTCAGATAGTACATTAAAGTCTATGACAAAAGATGAGCTGATTGATATTATTCGCTGCTTAGAAAGTAATCTTAGAAATGCACATGAGACAAATGATATTCAGTATGAGAATTGTAAGAGGTTGCTAAGTGAAAATGGGATAATTCAAGGTGGATATAAGAAGAAAATTGATGAACAGACAGAGGCTTGGATTAAAGCAGGATTGACATTATCAGAAGCAGACAAAGAAGAATTGATGAGAATGTCGCAGTTAAGAGAATAAGTAATTGTAAACAATAATTTTATATCATAGGAGGAAATAAATATGATGAACAATTTTTTAAATGGCATGTTTGGTAAGGTAGGAAGTGGAATGTGTAGACTTTCTATGAATGGTGGAATTGCAGTTAAGACAAATGGTGGTTATAAGACATATAACATCAAGACTGGCAAGCTCACAAACTGTAGTAACTTTGTATTTGATATTGGAGAGGAATTCTTCTTTATTATTCCAACTAATAAGGTAGAGAAGGGTGACATCATTCTTGTAAATGGTAAGCCAAGATGTGTTATTGAAGCCGATAAGACAAAGATTACAGTAATCAATTATGAGGACTCAACAATTGAAACCGTGCTTCCTGAAAGACATGTATTTATGGGCAATACATATTTTTATGGAAAGATTGTTTCGATGTTTGGAAGTGATGTTATTAAAGGTAAGAAAGGTACAAATAATATCTTTAAGTACATGATGCTTTCTCAGATGATGAAAAGTGATAATGGTTCTGCTGGCATGATGAATGGCAATGGTGGAATGAGTTCTATGTTACCACTTATGATGATGGGTGGAAATATGGGTGATATGTTTGACGGAATGTTCGACTTTGATATGAGTAGCAATGATGACGATGATACAGAAGTAGATGAAGAGGAGGAGGCATAATATGGGATGCGGTTCATGGACAAGAGATAGTTATGTAAGTTATTCAACAACAAAGGGTATGAGTGTTTCAACGGATGGTATGATTAGAGGTTCTTATTCTAATCAGGACATGTTTAAGGCAAGAAATATTGATTCTGCACTTGATCCTAAGAATGTTATTAGAGAGTGTTGCGATACAGAGGAACATCCAAACACAATTCCTGTTATTCTTGCACTTGATGTAACTGGTTCTATGGGACAGGCTGCCGTTGAAGTGGCAAAGAAGTTAAATGTAATTATGACTAAGTTATATGAAAAGGTTACAGATGTTGAGTTCCTTATCATGGG